GTATTGTTTTTTCATAAAAATGTATTATATTTGTCCAGAGCAAGTTAATAACTAGAAGCAATGAAATTACAATTACCAGTTAGTACAGAGGAAAAGTACAGGTACATAGTAGATATACTGGGTAGTACAACTAAACCATTCAATACTCTTAGACCTAGGGAAAGGGATGTACTTGGACTACTGTACTACTATAACTACAAACATAGAGACATACCAGAGAACTATAGGGATACCATTACATTCAGTGCTGATACCAAGAAGGAGATTGCACTGAAACTAGATAATTTATCTATGGATAACCTTTACAATATTTTCCTAGAACTTAGGAAGAAGAATATTCTCATTGGGGATACTTTTAACAAACAGTACCTTAAACCATTGGAGAATATTAACAGTATAACATTTGAATTCATAACCAATGACTAAGACTTCTACAGGGGATTACTTTTCTATGATTGGTTTACACTATAAGTTAATTACTACCTTTGAGGGTAATGATAACTATACTTATAGGGGAATTAAACTGAAAGTGGATAGTAATACTGGAGATACTATATTGGAGTATGAAGTAGTGGAGAAATCAATAACTAATAATAATGAATACACAGACAGTTACAGAAGTAGTGAATTTTTTAACCAACAACCCAGGTTACTTAAAGTGCGGGGATGAAAGAATAGCTTTTAGAATTGGATGTACTGTTGAGGAAGCTAAGATGGCTAAACAGTGGATGAAGAGTGGAATTGAGGAGGAGATTGATAAAGTTAAAGATATAGTTAAGGCTCCATTAGATATAATGTTGGAGGACGCACAGATTGATAAAAGTGATGTAAACCATTACTGGTATAAAGGAGAACATTTCAGCATTCATGCCAAGAATCCTCAAATTAATGCTAAAGAACAGTTTAAAATTTTACTAGAGGAATCTAAGAAGAATATACAGCCTATAGAACCTAAAGAGTATAGTAATTCTGGTAATTGTGCCATAATAAATATTTATGACATACATTTAGATAAGAGAGATGTAAGAAATCCTAACGGTGGATTATTAGCAAAAGATAAATTAGTGGAAGAACTTGAGGTAGGATTTTCAAAATTACTAAGTTCCGTACTTATAGATAAACCATCAGCCTTTATTCTTCCAGTTGGTAATGACTTATTTACCACTAATGGATTTATGAAAACTACCAAGAAGGGAACTCCTCAAGATCCAATGATTACCCACGAACAAATATTTAAGGATGGTTTAGGACTTATTAGGAGATTTATAGATACTCTTAGTCAGTATGGAGAAGTATTTGTACCAGTTATTTATGGTAATCACTCTGTAGATGCTGAATTTTACTTAGGAGTATGTTTGGAGGCTATTTATGAGAATAATAAGAATGTACATATTGAGAATACTTTAATTGCTAGAAAATATTTAACTTACCAAAGTAACCTATTTGGATTTGGGCATGGGGATTTAGAGAAGAAAAATATTGATAAACTTCCTTTAATTATGGCTACAGAAAATCCTAAAGCTTGGGGAAATACCAAATACAGAGCATTTTATCTCGGTGATCAGCATCACAAACAGGAATTTAAATTTTTTAGAACCAAGGATAACCCAGGGTGTATAGTACAATTTTTAAGAAGCACTAGTATAACAGACTCTTGGCATGAGGATAATATGTTTATAGGAGTACCAAGAAGTATGGAAGCATCTGTATGGAGTTCTGATAGAGGACAAATTTCTAACTATAATATTAATTTGTAATGGAAGAAAAATTATTATCTCAACAATTGCAAGATAAACTTAATGGGGAATTAAAACTTTGGGATGAACTTGTACAAGAATTTAGACAGTGGAACAGGGAATGGAAGAAATTTGATGCGGGAATTATTAATACGATGCCTATAGATTCTATAGGACTTATGGAGAAATTAGATAAAATATATAATATTAGTAAAAAATAATTATGAGAAAATATCGCACATATTGCTTTATCTGTGAGATGGAGGACAGGGATAGAAAGAGTATAGGTGTTCATGCAGTTAAGGATGAAACCACTGGAGGTAAAGTATATATGTGTGATAAGCATTACAATGAGTGGAAAGAATTACAACAAATAATTGATACCTATGGAGATACAAATTCAGAAGATTGATAATGTGATATTTAGTTTTAGTAGGAATGATGAGGGTGACGATATTACCCCTTTAGTTACATCCTCTGAAAAGTTACGAAAGATAATTAATAAGGCTGGCTATAAGAATGATTTTACAGCGGAGGAAAGGAATCTCTGGAATGGTATTTTCAATGTAGTAAATGAGAAATTTTCTGTAAATAAATGAAACATATACACACAAAGGTAGCCATAAAGAATATAGCTGCCCAACATAATGTAACTGCACAGGAGGCTGAGAATGTTATCAACTGTGTATTTGAGTGGTTAAGGTATGTTATCTCTGAGGAAACTGATAGGGATAAGGGGTACTTTCCAACTATTAGAATACCTGGATTTGCCACATTCTATGTACCTAAACCAGTACAGAAGAAGTGGAAGGAAATTAATAATAAGAAAAATATAGAGGATGAATCTATTTGAGTATAGAAACTGGAAGTTAGAAGTTAAACCTGAAGCCTTTACTGTTAAGGCTTTTAAGGTTTTGATGGATAGGGACAAGTCTAAGGATAAGAAGTATGGATTAGAAGATTTAGCCTATGTATACCATATGGGAGATAACTTATCACCATTTGCTTCCTACCTTGATGAGAGCAGGAGAAGTGAAGATGTTATTAAAAAAGTTATAACCAGAAAGGATTGGAAACCTGATACTGAAGTTGTAGAGGCTGTAAAAGTATATAGAGAATTGGATGAAACTGTTACTTCTAAATTTCTTGATTCTGTAAAAATAGCACTGTCTAAAATAGATGCTTATTTTAGGAATTTTAATGTTACTGAGGAAACTGATTCTGCTGATATGAAAAGAATACATGATATGATTGGCTCCTCAATGGATAGTGTAAAATCAGTGAGAGAATTGGAGAAATTGGTTAAACAGGATAAAGAAACAGTAGATTCATTTAAAGGTAAACAACAGGGTGGATTCTTTAATGATGAACATTAATGGAAGTAAATAAGTATAATACTCCTATAACTGATGAACTTCTTGGTGGTTTAGATGTAACTACTGTAGGAGAGTTTAATGAGTGCTTAGAAAAAATTGTACTTCTCCAATCCATTATAAATCCTAATAGGAAATATGCAAAGGATTTAGATAGATGGGATTTCCCAAATAAGCCACTAAAATCTGAGATTACTGAGGATGATGAAGAGTACAGAACTTTAGACCCCAAAGGGAAAATTAGAATAAATTTCAACAATCCTCATATTCTAGAGGATATGGATTACTTTAGACCTGCTGCAAAGCATTTTGAGGAGTATGGGTGCTATACAAAATTTTTTGAGAATAGGGATCCTGACTCTGATTACATGAAATTTTGGGCAGAAGAAAGAAGAAGATGTTTGGAGGGGTATGTTAGAGAAAGTGATGGGGAGTGGATTTCTGGATATAATTATTTCTTCTGGAATTATGGGAGAGTAAAATTAAAAATTAAAACAGGTAAAAGAACTGCTGTTGAAGTAGAGGGATTTCCCAATATATATGATAGTCACTACTGGTGGTTTCACTATATAGAGAGAGCAGAGAATTTAGGATATTTTGGATTTAGTTTAAAGAAGAGACGTTGGGGATATTCCTATATGTTAGGGGCACAAATGTCTAGAAATTATACACATATAAGGTTATCAAAGAGTTATATAATGGCTTCTCAAAAGGAGTACTTATATAGGGATGGGCCAATGCCAAAATTTAAGATGCAGCAGGCTTTTATAGACACCCATACAGCATTCGGAACTCCTAGGTTAATTAATACAATGGAGCATACTAAATCTGGTGGAAAGGATCCGAAAACTGGTGTTGAGAAAGGTAGATTTAGTGAGGTTATGGGTGTTACATGTAAGGATGATCCTGATAAAGGTAGGGGTAAAGCTGGTAAATTAGTAGCATTCGAAGAGGTTGGAGTATTCCCAGGACTTGAAAAAACTTGGACTGTTGCAGAGGAATCTGTTAGGCAGGGAGACCTAGGGTATGGATTTTTACTAGGATCTGGCACTGGAGGAACAGAAGGGGCTGATTTTGTTAGTGCCGAGAGAATGTTCTATGGGCCTACTGGGTATAATATTTTACCTTTAACTAATATATACAGTAAAACTAATGGTAATGGGGAATGTTCATTCTTTGTACCTGCATACCTTAGCTATGAGGAATGCTACGATAAGAATGGTAATTCTGATGTTACTAAGGCATTAGTAAGAATACTTAAGGAGAGACAAAAGATTAGACTTACTACCCATGATAATAATAGATTACTAAGCAAAAAGGCGGAAATTCCTATTACTCCTGAAGAAGCAGTATTGCGTAAGGAGGGGAGTATATTTCCAGTACTTGAACTTAAAGAATTACTTTCCTCTATATATCCATTGGAAGAAAAATTTGTTGCTCCTCACTATGTAGGAAGGTTAACTTTGGCTACTGGAAATGAGTGTAAATTTATATCCAGTACAGATATGTATCCTATTAGGCATTACCCCACAAAACCTGATATAGATAAAACTGGGGCTATAGAAATATTTGAACCTCCTAAACCTACTAAGGATGAATATAGGTATATAATAGGCGTAGACCCTGTGGAGAATGATGAGAGTTTATACTCAGTATCCTTGGCTAGCTGTATTGTATTTGATAGGTATACCAGAAGAATAGTTGCAGAGTATACCTGTAGACCCAATATGGTTAATGAGTTCTATGAGAATGTGTATAGGTTATCACTGTACTATAAAGCATATATAATGTATGAGAACAATAAGAAAGGATTATATGCCTATTTCCAACTATCTAAGAATGCTACTCACATGTTAGCAGATTTTCCTGAGCATTTAAAGGATAAGGTGGATATGAAGGGCAGAGTTCTCTATGGCAATACTGCTAAAGGGTATACCTCATCTCCAGAAATAAAAAGGTATGGTAGAAGGTTACAGGTGAACTGGATGTTGGAAACTTGCTATGAGGATAGTTCATTGGAGGAAAAAGATGAGGAAGGGAATATAAATAATAAAAATTTACTCCTTAATTTACACAAATGTAGGAGTATTGGATATTTAGAGGAAGCAAGCCAATGGAATCCTGATGGAAACTTCGATAGGGTGGATGCTATGACTGCTGTGATGATATTTGATGCAGAATTAAGTCAGTATGAAACTAAGCAGTTCAAAAAGGAGAGCCTTATAACAAAAGATCCTTTTTTCAATAAAGTATACCCAATGGGTACAAGTCAAGTATTGCAGAATACAGGTATAAAAATACCATTTGGTTATAACACACATAAGAAATATTTCTAAGTAAACTATAATATAGATATTTTTGTATAATAACTGTGCAGAATGGAGACATATTTAACCAATACTGGAAGTGTAGAGTCATTTCCTAAGCAGAAGATTCCAGAGTCACAAAAGACTAAGGATTTCTTCAAGAAATGTGCGGAGATGGGGATACGCATTGCAGATGCTAATGATATAATTAAATCTCCCTCTGGTGTAAGATCCTCTAAAAGGGATAAAATAGTAGCCTATGACATCTATGATGGCAAGATAGATAAGAGTGAGGTGGAGAAAACACTCAACCCACTAGGCTTATTCAATACCACAGAGTTTCCTGCATCCTACAGGAATTATCCCTTACTTACACCTAAAGTTAACTTACTATGTGGAGAGGAAAGAAAGAGAGTATTCAATCCAATGGTAGTTACCCTCAACTCTGATGCTATTACTGCTAAGAGTGAGGAGAAAAAAGAGTTATTCTATAAATGGTACGTTGATACTTTAGCAACTCAACAGGATGAAAGGAAAATTCAGAAGAGTTTACAGGACTTTGAGAAGTTTATGAAGTACTCCTGGAAGGATATGCGGGAAAGAATGGCTTCACAACTACTTAGGTATTTCTACCATACTCTTGATGTTAAGGAAGAATTTAGTAGAGGATTTAAGGATGCGTTGATTTGTGGAGAGGAAATATACTCCATTGAGATATTTGGCGGAGAACCTAGTTTAAGAAGAATTAACCCAAAGAATCTTAGTACTATTAGGTCTGGAGGAAGTTGGAAGATTGAGGACAGTGACATTATTGTGGAGGATAGTTACTTATCTATAGGGGAAGTTTTGGATAGATACTATGACTACTTAACACAGGCTGAGGTAAATGCCATTGAAACAGGATACTCCACTGAGCAAGCAGGTAGAGGAGGAAAATTACTTAGACCTGAACTGTACAATCCTAACATAGAGTTTGTAGATTTAAGCAGCATGAATAGTGATGACATGGATAAGTGGTTAACCACTGTTAGTGGGGCTTATGATGCTGACGGAAATGTTAGGGTTACTAGGGTTGTATGGGCAGGCATGAGAAAGTTAGGTATCATATATAGGTTCAATGAGAATGGAGAGTTGGAGAAGGATATAGTACCTGAACAGTATAAGCCTAATGCAGAATTAGGGGAAGAAGTAAAATGGGTATGGGTTAAGGAATGGTATGAGTGTACCAAGATTGGTCCAGATATTTATGTGAAGATGCAACCATGTGATATACAGATGAGGCATAGGGACAACCTATCTGAATCCAATCCAGGCATTATTGGCTCTGTGTATAATACCAATGATAGTGTAGGTAAAGGATTAATAGGGCTAGGTAAGGACTGGCAGTACCTATGGAATACCTTTATGTATAGAACAGAACTAGCCTATACCAAGGATTTAGGGAATGTTGGAGCTTTGCCAATGCACTTATTACCAGATGGATTTACCTTAGATGCCGCTATGTACTGGGCTATGAATATGGGTTGGTTGCCTATAGATGCTTTTAACCAGGGACAGGAAGGATTTGCTAAGGGTAAGTTGGCTGGTGGTATGAGTGGAATGCCCACTAGTTTTAACCTATCACAAGCAGGGCAGATACAGAATAATATCCAATTCCTACAGATGATTAAGCAGGAGGTGAATAACTTAACTGGTATTACACCTCAACGTATGGGAACTATAGATAATAGGGAAACTGTAGGTGGAGTGGAAAGAAGTGTGATGCAGAGTTCTCATATTACTGAGGAATGGTTTAGTATACATGATAATACTAAGGTAAGAGCATTGCGAGCTTTACTGGAGGCTGCTAAAATTGCCTATAGGGATATGAAATTTACCAGGGAGTTTGTATTAGATGATGGCACTAAAAGTTTACTGGAGTTTGACTACGATGTATTTGTAGAGGCAACCTATGGTGTAGATGTTACCAATTCATCCGATGACATGCAGGCATTACAAGCACTTAGAGGATTGGCTGAAAGGTATATACAGGCTAATGGTTCATTCGCTGTGGCTGCTGAGATGTTAAGGAGTAAAGATTTTGCATCAATAACTAGAAAACTTACTGAGCATGAGGAGCAAACTAGGGAAGCCCAGCAACAGCAGTTTGAGATGGAACAGGAGCAAATGGCTCAACAGGCTCAACAACTTCAGGAAACTGAGATGATGAGACTTGAATTTGAGGCTGAACAGAAGGAGTTGGATAGAGAACTTAAACAGTACGAGATAGATACCAATAATGAAACTAAGATATACACTGCTGAGTTGGCTACCTATATAAAAACTGGTGAGGAAGATAGGAATAACAATGGTATTCCTGATTCAATGGAAATTGCTGCTCAGGCTCTTAAAGAAAGACAAGCTTCCTCTGATGAGTTTAATAAACAGAAGGAGATGGATAGGAAAGAAAGGGAACTTAAACTTAAAGAGAAACAGGTTGAGTATGATAAAAAAATAAAGGAGAAACAGTTACAACTTAAAGAGAAGGAAATTCAATCCAAGGAAAGAATTGCCAAGAGGAATAAGAATAAGTACGATAAGTAATCCTTTAAACTAACTCTATGTGGATAACTCTAGGAAATGAGAAAGTTAATTTTGATTTAGTATTAAGGTTTAGAAGGGAAGAGAAAATTTTATATGTCACTGATATTACAAATAGTACAAGAATGATTTACTATAATTCTGAAAGTAAAGCTAAACAAGTTGAGAACTACTTAATGAAAGTTCTCAACTCTAATTTGGTTATAAACAGTGAGATAAATGAACCTAATAATTTGTATTAACCAATATAATAAATTTAATTTGTATAATAATTTAACAAAGGCAAACAATGGGAAAAGAAGCAAGTTTTGATTTTAGTGATTTAATTGATGGAGGAGCACAGTTAATTGCTGAAACATCACCTGGATTTACTGGAGGTAATGAGGGTGGAAATGAAGAAGTTGAAGATAAAAATACTAAGAGTTCTTTGACTAAGGCTAGTGAGGCTGAACTAATTAAGAAAGATATTGAATTTATAGTTGGAACTCCCCCTGATTTAGGTGATGAGGATGATGATGAGCAAGTGGATGATGATGAAGCTAATGAGGAAAAGGAAAAATCCCCCTCTTCCAAAGATACTAAGGATGCTTCTGGTTCCTTTGCTCTTGCCTTTGCAAAGTTCCAACAGGAAGAGGGGGTAATTTCCGAACTCAATGAGGAAGAATTAACTAAAGTTATTGAGGAGGAAGGAGAGGTAGGTGCACTGAAGTACTTACTGGAAATCCAAAGAAATGCTATCTATGAGGAAGCAAAGAGTGTGTACTCTGCTGATCAAGCTGCTTTAAAGGAATACTTTGAAATGCGTGATGCAGATGTAGATGAGGAATTAGCCAAGGAGTTAGCATTCAATAAGGGTAAGTTTGATAGTATTACTCCAGATAAGTTGGAGGAAGATGAAAAACTTAGAAAAAGTATTCTTACACAGCACTATAAATTAACTACTACTTTTAATGATACAAAGATTAAGAAGTTGGTGGAGCAAAGTATAACTACTGGGGAAGATATTGATGAGGCTAAGGAAGCATTGAATGAACTTAAAGTTATCAATGAGAAACAGATTGCTGAGGCTAAGAAACAAGTTGAAGTGCAGGAAAAGAATAGATTAGCACAGGTTAAGGCATACCAAGAGGAATTTAAGAAATTTGTATACGAGAAGGATGAGTTCTTTAAGGATATGAAGATTAATAAGCAGACTAAGGATAAGTTAATTGACATGGTTCTTAAACCAGTAGAGAAGGATGCTAATGGTACTCCCCTCAATGCTATATGGGCTGAGAGAGCTAAAGACCCTAAGAAGTTTGATGCCTATGTAGCCATGCACTTACTCAACGGAACATTCTATGGGGACTTGGGTAAAATTAAGACTAAGGCTAAAACTAGTGCTGTAACAGAGTTGGAGAAACATTTAGAAACAAAGAATAAAGGTCTTGGAGGTAAAACTGTGAATAAATCTGCTGGAAGTAGCATTATGGAACAGTTCTTACGTGAAGGACAAAATTACTAATAACCTAATTTTAAAATTTAAATAGAAGATGAAAGTTTTTAAGAATCAAATTGATGATCCTAAAAGATGGGGGAAGTTAACAACTGAATCCCACCTTGCAAATGCAGGTATGACAAGTATTCAAACATCTAAGATGATTGAAAGGCTTGTAGACTTGGATATTGGAGCTAACAACTTTGTTAGTTTCGTGGAAAGTTTACCTGAGTATGTACTTGATGAGGAAGGTCCTTACAGATACGCTATTCAAGGTATCAATGAAAGAAATCATGGATTGGTGAAAGCCACTGTGGATGCTGCTGGTACTACACTTGTAACTGATGCTCATAAGGCTGGTTATAAAGGTAATATCTTTTACATGTGGTTTGAGGATGATGTATTCTTCCCAAGTTCTTCCATAACCTCTAATCACCCTGAGCAAATTGTTCTACGTGTGATGGAGGAAGGTGTACAGATTGGTACACAGACTAGATACTCTGTACAAATGTTAGGTACTGCTGATAGCACTATGTTTGTACCTGCTAGTGAAGTTGCCGCTGGAACACGCTGGGTGGATAGATATGGTCTAGTTGAGCCTGATAGGTCTGTTCGTGGTAAGGGTATGGATTTCTCAACCCATTTCCAACTAGAGAATAGTACCTCTACACTTCGTATTAACTATGAAGTTCCTGGTAACATGATTAATAAAGGTGTTAATAGACCTTTAGAGTGGACATTTGTAAATGATGATGGTACTCGTGAAACTCGTTGGTTGCCTAAGTTGGAGTATGAGTTCAACAAAACATTCCGTAGGGATAAGGCTAACCTAATGCTTTATGGAAAAGCTACTACTTTTAATGGTTCTCCTACCTTAATTAAGGGTGAATCTGGTAATGTAGTTAAGGCTGGTATGGGCTTGTATGAGTTTATGAATACTGGTAATATTAAGTACTACAATAATTTCTCCATTGATAACTTTGCTAAGTTTATCCTAGATATTACCTACAACATGGTTAGTGGCGATAATAGGAATATTGTGGTAACTACTGGTGAATATGGACTATACCAAGCACATAAGTCATTGAGCAATAAGGCTGCTGGGTATGCTTGGTTACAATCTGGACATAACTTCAAGGTTGAGGGTAATAGGGTTATCCTAGATGAAGGTCAAATTATGGAGTATGTGTTTGTCAATGGTATCAAGATTAAGTTTATGCTTGATAAGATGAAGGACAGCACTATCTATAATACTATGCCTCACCCAGAAGGAGGTCCTGTAACTTCTTACATCTATGACATCTATGACTTTGGTACTACCAATGGTAAACCTAATGTTCAGAAGATTAAGGTTAAGGATTATGAGGAACTTTATGGCTACATTCCTGGTATGCGTGACCCATTCCAACCTTACAATAACTTAGGTAAACCTCGTATGATGGCTAGTTCTAAGGATGGATACTCTGTATTTAAACAGTGGGTAGGCGGTATTCACATGAATAACCCTAAGAAAACTGGACGTTACATCCCAACTATATATCAACTGTAGTATTTGTTTTTGAAAAATTAGGGGAGATTATTTGGATTTCCCCTAATTTTAATTTAAATTTGAGATTTAATTAATTTAAAAATTGGAACTAAACTAAAGGCAAAATTTATGACAAGAGAAGAAGCACTAAAGGCTGGGTATTTAAAGAATAAGGTAGTTTACCTTAAATTAGTACCTAAACCTAACGCATTAACAAGAGATCCAAATAATATTGCATTTGGAGGATTTGATGGTTCATTGACATCTTTAACAATAGGAACTGATAGGTTTAATAGGCTAATTGACCCTTTTAGTAGTGATGAGGAGCGTAAGTATTTTGAGGAGGTAACTAAACAGAATCTAAGTGTGTTTACTCCAAACAATGAGTTCTACGCCAACTACACATTTAATGTGATTAAAGATCCTGAACTTATTAAAAGAGGTAAAAGATTAGATTTAAGTGATCCTAATCAAATGTTGGATTATTTAATTATAAGTAAAACATTACCAAATGTGGTGGCTCCAAGTCCAGAGGCATTTGAGGCTAATCCATTCTGTAGATTTGTACTAGTAGAGGATGGACATGAAGAAAAATTAGCAAGTGCTGTAATGGATGAGCAGGAAGAAATCTACACATTCTTTGGGGAAATTAAGTCTAGTATAAGCAAGATGAGGTATTTCCTAAGTGTATACTATGCCACCAAGATGAGTACTATGAGTGTACCAGAGGATGCTGATAAGGAATTCTTACATAAGGAAATTAAGAAAATTATTGATACTGATAAGGAAGGATACCTAAAAGTTGTACGTGATAAGGACTACTCTACTAAAGAATTTATTCAAAAAGCCATTGATGGAGGGGCAATTACTAAGCAGGGTATAGGTACTTATAGAATAACTGGTGAGGAGAAAGATTTTGGGTATACTGATTTGGTAGCATTCCTACAGATGATTGAGGAGAAAGACCCAATCATGTATGGAAGAATTGAAGCGGTAACTAATAAAAAAAGTAAGAAATAATGACAAGTGCTGAGTTTAAGATAGCCTTTGAGACTAGATTCTACGCTGCAACAACAGTGAATGGTTTAGGGTGGAGTAATGATGAGATAAGTGAGTTTCTTAACTATGGACAGAATACTTTAGTTTCTGCTATAGTGGAATCTGGAAACTTAGAGGCTATCTCTAACTTAGTTAAACTTGGAACAATTAGTGCAATTCCTTCATTAACCTCTGGAGAAAGAAGATTTGCTGCTAATATTTCAAATTATTACACATTAATAGATGCAGAGTTAGTAGTTTCTGGAAATAATTATCCAATGGAAAAAATAGGTGTTGAAACAATTTCAGCATTTAAGGTTACTCCATACAACACTGCAATATTTAGACAGCCTAAAATAGCTATAGACGATAGTTTAGGAAATGATTATCCTACATTTGTAGTACTACAAGGGGGATATATTGCTGGAACACCTTCAGCACTAAACTATAGATATGTAGTTAAACCTACAGCAATTGATATTGATAATTCCATTACTACTAATTTAAATATAGTTTTACACGATAAGATAGTAGATATTGCTGTACAGAAGGCTGTAGAAACATATATTAAAACTGGACAATCAACACAGTAAGAGATGACTTCAACAGAGCAACTAGTACTATTCTACGATATACTGGAGAATACTAATCCAATATTCAGGAACACAGAGGAAAGACCAATTACGGATGTAGTATTCCAGTATCTCAATGAGGCACAGATAAGATTATTTAATAATAGGTATCTTCCAGGAAATATGCTGGAGAATATTAGTATGATTAAAAGTTTAAAGAATGAGTTGAAAAGTTTACTAAGTTCAACAACTCCTGCTTTATCTAGTGGCACTAGATATGATTATTCCAAAACTACTGCTTGGGGAAATGAACTAACCTTTGTGGATGGAACCATAAATATTACTAGAAGTGGTTATCCAATAGCTTCAAGTGTTAAAGTAGATTTAGTACCAATACTAGATATATATGTTAATAAATACTTAACTAACCATACCAATAAGCCTATTATACTTCAACCTGTAGTATTTGTAGATAGGAGTGATAATACTTTATGTGTAATACATGATGCTTTTACGGCAATTACCAATCCAAGCACAGTTAATATTACAGTACTAAATAAACCAGCATTTATTGCTACTGGGCAAAATTGTCAACTTGATGTTAAACTTCATGAACAAGTTGTAAGAGATGCTGTAACAATGTTTTTACAGGATAAACTAAATTTAACAACTAAGAAGGATGGACAATCTGGAAATGCAGTTTAAGGTTCAGCAGAAATTACAGAACCATATTTCAATGGACTTAGATGTAAGGACTATTGATGTGGAGTATTTTCTAAATAGAGCACAGGAACTTTGGACTGATGAAATGTACAGTTTATATAAAGGGCAGGAAGAGTTAACTAGAAGATTAGGTTCTTTACTTATTACCTATACATCCAGTGCTGGTTCAACTGGTACTGGTATACATGGAGGGCAACTTTGGGTAATACCTTCAAATGTTAGGTATGTTACAGATGAATCTATAAATACCCATACTATTCCTGTTAAACCTGTAGATAATAACTACTACAACCTAAATAAAAATAACCCATTCAAGAAACCCTGCTCTAAAGTTATATGGAGAATGAGTGCAGGAGATAAATTACATGAACTAATTGGTTATACAGGACTTACAATTTCTAACTATAGTCTTGTTTATATCAAAAATCCTTCCGAAATTAGCATCTTCAATGATACTGATTGTCAAATAGGTACAGAGTGGCATGGTGAGATTGTAGATAAGGCTGTAGAGTTTGCAATGGAGATATACAGAATTGCTGGGAGTTTGAGAGTCAAAGAAATACAATAATAATTCTTTTATGTTTAATTTAATACAAAAACAAAATGATTAATGAGAAGAACACAACCTACCTATTTGTAGGTAATGTTACTAACGGATTTGCTGACAATGCTGATGTAGATATTGATTTACAGCCTGCTGGCTCAGTAGTACTGGTTAAAACTGACCAAACTACTATTAAGAGTGAAGAGGGTGCTTTGGTATCTGGAACAGGCTATCAGCTTATTAACAAGTTAAGTGATGGGACTATTGTAAGATCCCCAATGTTTACTAGTGCTAATATTGTTACTAAGGGTAAAGCTGCCTATGCACAACCTTCTGAGCAGGTTAGTTTTCTAGGTTATGATGGAAGTACTGTAACTGGGTTGGGTACTATTACTTTAGGGGAAAGTTACATTGTAGGATTATGGTTAAACCACACTAAGGGTGCTTATGACCAAAAGGGTGAAGTAAAGCATATTAGTGCTTATGCCACTGATACTACTCAGGCTACCATTGCGAAACAGTTGATGGAAAGTCACATAAAGAATTTCTCCCCATTACGTGAGAAGTATCCTTCCATTCTATGTGATAGGGTTGCATTAACTACCTCTGTAGCTGCTATTACTGACAATGCTACTATCTATAAGCTTACTAAAGGTTTAAAGACTGTTTATACCTATACCAAGGCTGCTGCTGGTGATGCTACTTTAGCTGCTTCTCAAGTGGATGTTACATTGGGTAATAATGTTAATATTCCTACCTATAATGGTAGAAGTTTTAGCTTTACTGCTAGTGCTTTAGGTACAGGTGCAGGTAGACACGTAATTTATATTGGCACTACTACATATAGTGTTGCTGATGCTGGTACTGATGCGCAAAATGCTACAGCTATTGCTGCTGCTATTAATGCTGGGACTCAAGCTTCTGCTTCTGCAAATAGTGCTACTGTAACTATTACTTACCATGAAAATACAGTTGCTTTACCACCTATGGTGCTATCAAGTGCTGATGATTCAACATTTGCCAATGTTGCTGTAACTATTGCCTCTGGTGATGCTATTCCAGTAATGTATAAGATTGGTGCTACTGCTACTAACTCTGCTACATTTGAATTGGATGAACCTTGGCAAGGAGAGACTGGTTATGTTTATGAAGGTACTACTGCTGCTACCAATATTGGTATAGCCACATTAACTTCTGATACTTGGGGATTAAAGTTCACAGGTGTTAAACAACCTTTCAACGCCCAAACTGATGAGGATATTAAGATTAACTTTGACCTAGCCACTGATTCATTTGGTACTTATGGTACTGAGTATAAAGCCGTTAAACCTAATAAAGGTCAAGGTACTTGGCAAGCTATTGCTGAACTAGAGGCTTATGCTCAGGGTAATGAAACTTGGTACAAGAATAGTGCTTATCCCGCTACTGATTACCGTAGAGAGGCTGTTGCTGGTACTGGTGGTTTAGGTTACGATGTAATCACTGTAAGTTTCCGCAATGAGGTTAACTTTGCTGCATCAGGTGTAAGTGTTGGAAGTCCTTGGACTGCTGTAATTGCCATGAGAAGTGGATTAAGCTATGACACCTTGGATACTGCATTCGGAGTATAGTAAACTATAATTTGGTTATAAAGGGGAGGAAATTAATCCTCCCCTTTTTTGGTTTGTAGTTAATTTATAGTATTTTTAAACAATTAATAAGAGTAATAATGGAAACTAAGATAACAGGAATATCAAGGGAAGTTATAGAGGAAATGGATAGAGCTTCTTTTGCCAAGGATGGGGGAGTATGGTTAAAAAGTACAACAGATTTAGGACCAGGTGCAGGTATTGCTCCAACAGGAAAGTATAAGGCTATTGTAGTTGGGGATAATGGAGTTACTATATCAGCAATAACCTATTTATACCCAGAAAAGTATAAAGGAGTAATAACTGACTTTGCTTTTACTGCTGGACAAGCCTATTTTATAGAGTTCAGTAATTTAACTATTACTGCTGGGGAAGTATTTCTAGTAAATAAATAACTACTATGGAGAGCAAGGATTTACAGCAAGAAGTGAAGAATTTGCAGGAGGCTAATATTAACCTAAGATTTAATACTGTGGAAAAACAACTTTCTAAGATAGAATCCCTTTTAGAACATTACCTGGGTAAAGCAGAAGAAAACCACAAACTAGCACTTCACAATATAGAGGAAACTAAAACTAGAGTAACTACTTTAGAGGAAAAACAAAGAAACTGCCCTATAGCAACATATAAAGGAGAACTTAAAAGATTTAGTATAGAAACTAAATTTTTAAGATTCTTATTTTCAAAGGCTTGGGTTGGTATAGTGGTAACAACAATTTGGATTATAGTAATTGTAATGCTACTAGCAGTATTTGGTCCAGAGCCTATAATTAAGTTATTAACAATGTTTAAGTAAAGGATATGAGTGTATTACTAGGAGTTGAGGAAAGTGTGGATGCTGCATATTTTACCATACAAAGAGTTGGTGGGGATGCTGTAGTAACAATAGGGTGTACATTAGATATTACCTATGGTACAACCACACTTACATATACATTTAGTGGAACAGATGATTTAGATACTGGAGTAGTAATCAATGCTTCAGATGTGAATCTATCTACATTTGAGGATGGGGTAACTACTTTTATACTTAAAAATAATTTAAGTGTAGAAATAGGAAGAACCACTGAGGGGTTTGCTGCAATTATTGCTGGAATTGTTATGAAAGAATCTTTAAGTTATAGGGTGAGCTTAGATTATAAAACTAGATATGCTGTATTAGAGAAAGTAAGGCTACTTAATAATTTAAGTTATGCTGCAACTTTAGGGTCTATTGCAGATTTTAATGATAATTTAGAAATGTTGCAAAATCTATCATAATGACTAGGGAAGAACTATACAATGGTATGCTTGGGATAAAAAGTGAGTATCTTAGAAATAATGCTACTTACTTTAATAATCTTAGAATTGGTTCTAAAACTACCTATGACAGACAAAGGGAGATTCTGATTGCCATTGAGTTATACTTACAGATAATGGATTACTACTACAATAATACAGATACTACTATAGAAGTAATTACAGAGGAAGAGTTGGAGATAATTGTAGCAGAGGCAACTAGATTAATAAGAACATTTAATACCACTTATAATGAGCGTTAAACCCTCAATATCATTTAGGAATATTACTAACTATATAGTAGAACCTGTAGGAGAGCCTATCATAACTCAACCTGCTAACTACTCTATAGATTTTTCTCCACAACAATCTTGTTTAGAAGAAGCCCCTGATGATGGTAAACAGTACGCTAGGCAAAATAAAAGTTGGAGTGAGGTTAGTGGGACAGGCACAGTTACAAAAGAAAACATTGCTGGTTTAAAAATAACCGACAGTCCTGAGTTTGCAGATGCTTTAATAACTCCGCTTGCAGTTGAGGCAACCTACACTCCGAGCGTATGGAGTTATTTAAGAGGTCTTTTCACAACGGTACCGAAATCGGTTAAACAGCATATTGTTGAGCAATGGAATAGACTATTTGATTTGAATACTAGGGTAGGATTAATAGAAAATAATACTCTTTTCGAAACAACGCTAACTAGTGATACAACTCAGATTGATATTACTGAATTAAGTATTGCTGAAGGAGTTCCTTTTAAAATAATGATTAAGGGCGCTGGTTACAATGGTTCGTCAGCAATAATGAGAGATAATGCTATTAACACATCTAGTTATCAGTACAATATTTCAACAATATACTCTTACATTGTGATATTAACAGGAATTACAAGGTATTTAAACTACTTTTCGTTTGTTTTATTCGGTGGAAATATAATTGGAAATGTAACTTATTCCAGAGATGTATCGGGAACCGTGACGGGCGGAATTATTCAACAGTCTACTTTCGGTTTATATATCACATCAATTACATCCATAACAATAGCAAGAACAGGATCAGCAGTATTTACCAGTGGAACAAAAATTAAATTGGTACGTGCATGAAAAAAATAGTATTTAACTGCAAGGAAGGGACTGTTACTGAGGTTGAGTTAACCCCTGAAGAATTGCTCACCATGCAATCAGAATCTATAGTTTGGCACAAAGAATCAAAACTATTCCGAGTAAAGGTTAATAATGATACCTGGAAGGATTGGTTTCAAAAAAAGCGTGACCATTCAGATTACTTCGAACTAACAGGGCAACAGCTCTACCCTGATTTAATGGCTTTGCTTGACGTGGTTAAATCCATTGACAACAGCAACATAGTTAAGGATGAACAGAACACTTATGTTTACTTGGACGAGGTATTTGATATGCACAAAGTAATTATTGCCAAGTATGGTGGAATTGTAGAGCCAAAACCATGAAAAAAAATCTACTCCTCACATCATTTACCATATTCACGCTGTACATTTTAGGCGTAATGCTACTTTACGGTGTATTGCCCAGCATATCTGACAGTTACTACCATATACCACAAGGGTATAAGCTAATTTTTTCCTTTGCACTAATCGGCTTTGCATTGCCTTTAATAATTTATACTAATAAAATTCTTATATTCATTGCAGGAGGAGCTATAATGTTTGTAGCAGTTACTCCAGATTTTCATAGTGAAGGAGCAATACATTTTATATGTGCCATAATCGGGATAGTTAGTGGTTTACTCTATTTAATTACTAATAAACAGTATTTAATTTCAGTAATTGCTTTTATAGTTGGAATTATTTTATATATCTTTGCGAATAATCATATATTTTGGATAGAAATAGTATCATTCTATACTATACTATTAG